CACCGACCACCTAGTTTTAAGGTCCCACTGAAGGGACTGAGCTATACCTATATAGAGTAGGTACGTTCATGAAATACACCAAAGAATGATCAGGTCCACAATTGAACCATCTTTCAATGCCGTAATAGTCATTATCACCCCCCTTATATGCAAGTGAGGTGAAAGTTATATCTAACGTATCCGTAACAGAATAGTTAGATAACCCTAGATTTCTGTCACTAGGACGAGTATCTAAGAATGTGTGTTGATTGTACATGGGTGCACAAGCAGAGCATCCAGTATTTGTTTTAGTGTTTACCAAAAGAGATCCTGGTTCACTTTTGATATGCATAATACCATTTCGAGCTGTAGTATCAGCTGCACCATTAATAATGGCTTGCACAATAGGTTTGTATTTTGCAGCAGTCTTTATTTCATCTGAACGAGATATACGCATAGTTTGACCCTGATAAGAATCCATATTAACATGCCATGTTATGGAACCCCTTTCACCTAAAAAACAACTAGTTATTAAGTGATATGGTGTTCCACGAACATAATTATATGCTTGTGCCAAACCAGAAACTAATCCCGTTGCTTCATCAACACCATTAGGATCGAACCCAGGATATATTGGTCTTCGATTAATGAATTGGGTAATTAATTCGGGACTTGTAATCGCTTCTCTAGCCACATCTAATCTATGAAAATTAGAACGTTGCAAGAGTTCTCTCAATGAAGTAATTTTTTCGCCCATATAGACAAGATTGATATTGGAATCCACTGTAGATTTATCACCAAAGACAACTTCTTCAGTATCATTCAAATCCTTTGATTGAACAGTGAAATATCCAATTTGTTGGTCTACAGCTTTAGGAGCAGCAAATTCCATATTTTCAGCACCTCGAACACTGACCAATACTGTAATATCTGCAGAATTTACTGGTGATGTTTGCTCAGTTAGTACTCTAACTGTTAAGATACCATTAACAGTGTCACTATGGTCAGCAGCTAAAGGTGAAGTATGAAACATGTTAGCTGTAGGCAAAGCTGGAACTTTACAATATGCCACACGTTGACTATATGGGACACGAATAGAAATATTCGTACTATCACAGATATCTACAACATGATTGTAAACTTCAGATGTAGCATCTGCCGTATTAGCAATGTCACCTTTTGGATCCCATGAAAATCGAAGACGACCTCTATGGTATTGTGAACAAATAACTTTAAAATCAAATATCATATCACCACGCCAGTATTCAAACATATTAGCCACTACCCACATTGGTGTTGGATTTATGACATCTTGCTGAGCTTGGGAGGTAACTACTGACATATAAGGATTGATGTATGAGTTCCACAATAGAGTGTCTATTGAAGAAGCTGC